ATTCCCTCATTAAAGGCAAAGTTTCACTCGCGACCCGAGTTTCCGCTCAGATCCGTGTCCACTTTGAAGATCACCAGAGGCTTATAAGCAAGCATATCGGGTGACTCGTCAAGTTCAAGGGAATATACCGTTTTATCTTCGCCCTTACGAATGCGAAGGGTTCCGCTATACGATTGCATGGATATCAACCACACATGCATCATATATCCAAAAATCGCTCCTCCTGCTATTGCTACCAGAATATAAAGAACAGACATTCGTCTCCTAGGGATCAATCGCTACCACAGTAGGATATGATTTTTCACCTTCGGAACTTTGTGTACGAATGTATTCAGTAACCCGCGAAACTTCGACGAGACTGGTATTCCCCTGAACCTCGATAATATCTCCGAGGTCGTAGTCCCTGCCGTATTGAAATAGATTAGTAGGAGCTACCTCACCATCTACAGTCCGAATATACTCATTTTGCTTTAGTTCTTTGTCAGCCCGATTGTTGAGAATATCAAGAAGCTCTGCGCGTTTCTTAGGTACCGTATCTTCGGGACCATTCTTGTCTTCTTCGTCAAGATCGTTCTTTACTTTAATATTATCGACTAATAGCAATTTTGCACGCAAATCGAACCCTGTATACTTGCCCTCTTCCTTGGTTCGACGAGATACACCAGGCTTATTGTCTTGTTGCAGCCATGTATCAGGATCGCTATTATTATCTGCAGTATCGATCTTCTCAAGACTTGACGCGTATGAATATACTAGTGTTTTGAACTCTGCAATCGATCGGAGCTCATTGATGCTGGCAAGAGAGTCCATAGTTGGAGAAAATCGAACGATTGGATTGTTTGGATTCGCTGACTTCTTACTTGTACGATTCGTCCCTTTGTAGCTTCGAAATCTAAGAGTTTGATCGCTATCTTTGAGCGTGATCTTCATTCCGACCTTGTATTGCTCAGCGATCGTCCGTAAAGCGTCGTACACTGGTCCATATGGAACCAGAACTTTACTAATCTTTTTGCCTGATGTATCCTGAGAACCGAGTTCCAGATCAGGAATTATGAGTTCTCTTTCTCTGGCAGCAGTACCAAGCCCCATTTTATTGGTACCTATGATTGTGCTCTTATCGGTACACATCTGCTTGACGATCGTCCACAAAATCTCGCCAGCACGCTGATTGGTGATCTTCCAGTTTGTTTTCCGATGATCAACACTATTTCGAACAAACCGGTTATTGAGCCAAGACAAAACAGAAATACCGATAACTTTGATCCTTCCATCTTCAACAGTTCTGGTTTCGATGATCATAGGTTCGGTACTTCTGTCTATTATAAGCAAAGTTCCTTCTGCCAATTTGTCAAAGAGATCGGCTCTTAAGGGAACAACTACCTCGCACTCGCCATCACCGTAAAATCGCTCTGTCCAGATGACTGAATAGAACTCTTCAATGACGTCAACCCGAGAATAGTTTCTATCCAGAGTATAGAGCTCCATTAGATTCCACCGAATCTCTCGTAATACGTGAGCTCCCAGTTCTGTACTCCATGATCAGAGGAAACCTGAAATTGATTTGTTCCCGGTAGCAACGTCGGCCATTCAGAACCTTCTTCGGTAACGAGATTTGACAGAAGGCTTGTTATTATGCCATTACTTTCGTTTACTGTCTCGGAGTACTTATTCCTGTCTAACGAGCTCATGTGAAAATACTTCGTAGACGTTATGAGGTTAGGCAGAGATGCTTTGAAGAATGTAAGATCGGGATTTCCGATCTGAATATTGATCTCATTAGGATTGGTGCCAGATACCTGCTCGACCTTGACCTGAATTCCAGTTGGAACACTTCCGAGATACTCAATATCTAATATGGCATCCGTAGTGTCCCCGCTGATAATTTGGGGGTCAACCGCTGTGAAATATGGATCAGGGCAGATGATTGACGCCTGGACCTCTGGATCGTCGGAGAACATGTTGGCCGTAAGGCTCTCCACAACGCCCGTAATCTCGAGATCTTCCATGTCATCACTCTGCAGCTCAAGCCGAACTGCCTGCTTTGGCATGAAATATGAGTACAGAAGTCTGCGGAGAGCCTCAGGCGACCAGAGATTCCAGTCGGGATTCGGATGCAGTGTAAGGACGAGGTTCCGACTCAATACATTGCTTCCTGTAAAGGCTTCCCCGTCTGTTGAGCCATACGGCTGTAGACCGATTGAAGCTGTAACCGGGTCAAGCCCATCGATGTTACGGATTTGAACTAGATCTGTTTCAGCTCTACCGTCTTCACTCAAAGGTAGGGTAGGAGCTGATTGCCATGCGCTATACGCCTTAACTACGGTTAGCACAGCTCCCTCCTATCTCAGAGCAAGAGCAGTTTTGAACTGGGACAACTGGTTTCTCGTATGCCTATAGATCTCAATCTCACTCAGAGCCTTAGGCGAATTGATGTTCTGTTCGAAGTGAACCGCAGTTCCACCCAGCGTAGCTAGGGTCTTATCATCGGGTGTTGCTAGCGCGATATTGGAAGCTTGGGCGGAAGATACCCCCGCGGTAATTTTTGGATTTGCAGTCAGATCTGTCAACTCTCCAGCCTGTTTCCGAACTTGTGTCAGATCAAGAATTGGAGTAATTACCGGATCAGCAGTCAACATATCGACCGTTTCGGCAATACCGGACAGCGACTTTGCCATAGCATTCTTGGCACGACTACCCGATTCCTCGAGCGAATTGACGACGAGATTCGAATTGTTATCGATACCTATAGCCAATCCCTGCATGATGTTCTCACCCAATCTCATTGTAAACCGAGATGGTGAGAGGGCTTCCCAAGGATGTGTAGCCAAATGCTTGGCATGATCCATAATACCCGTTACTTTGTCATACAAATCTTGAGCCTTGTTTCCGAGACCCTCGATGACTCCTTCGATGATGGCGACGCCAATATCAATGGAGGCTTCGGTAATCTGTGGCGAGTACTTGTCGATCGCTTTCTTCAGATCCTTCAGGAAATTGAGAATCAGCTGACCGACAGCATTGACTAGCTTGATCGTGTTCTTCTCGAGTCCTGTAGCGAAGCTGATGATTGCGTTCGTACCCGCTGTGACAATTCTATTCGCGTTATCGGCCACAGTTCGGATGAACTTCGTAACCACATCCGTCGCAGCTGTGACAACTTTCGAGTAATTGTTCCCAATACCCTTGACAAAGTTGGTAATGATCCGGCCACCGGCATTGACAACCTTCTGAATGTTGTTAGCAATACCCTGAAGTACCTTAAGCACGATGCCCAAACCGGCAGTGACAATTTTTGCAGCGTTATTTGCTATGCCATCCAGGAAGTTGGTAATGATCTTAATTCCCGCATCCAGAAGCTTTCCAATATTCTGATTTATTCCGTTAAGAAGAGCTAGGAGTAAATCGATACCTGCTTGGATGATCTTATCTTGATTATCATCCAGAACCTTTAGAACAGCGTCGATCTCTGTCTGCCAAAGCTCCGTGAGTTTTGGAGTAATCTTAATAATTGCATCAATGACACTATTGAGAATCTTGACGATCGCATCTACGAATTTTGGAGCAGTCTTTGCAAGCTGATCAGCAATCTCCAGAATACCAAGAATAAGAAGTTTGGCATTCTCGATGAGACCCTTTTGAAACTGAGTAAGTGCAGCAAGCAGAACTCCAACTCCCGTGGGAAGTGCTACGATCAAAGCACTAAGCCCAGCCGCGATTAGAGAAATACCTACTCCGGCCAATGCTAGGCCCGCACCGATGAGCAGCATTGCGGCGCCAAGACCCAGAAGGCCTGGAATCGCAGGAGTAATGAGTGCTCCAGCGACGCCGATAATGGCAAACGCTGCTGCTAGGGCGATCAAACTCGTTACGATCTGCTGCCACGACATGTTTCCAATCGTCTCGAGGGCTCCGGCCAGAACAGATATACCAGCTGCGGCAACTGTCAATGCGGCCGCACCAGCTAGTGTCCCAGACATTGCATACAAGGCGACACCCAGAATGATCAAAGCTCCTGCAAGAGTGCCCAGGCCCTTTGCGATCTGAGTAATGGACATTCCACCGAATCCAGCAATAACTTCAGCAATCTGGCCTAGTGCAAATGAAACTATTGCAAGTCCAGCGCCGATCAAGATCATGTTGCTTGGCATGAGTCGCATAGCAAGACCGATAATGACCAGTCCTGCACCAATACCGAGCATTCCCTTGCCCATCGTGGCCCAGTCCATATCACCAAACGTCTGAACCACACCGGCCAGAATCTTGAGGGCTCCAGCTACGAGGATCAACCCAGCACCTGTAGCTACCATGCCACCGGTTGGCATCAATCTCATTGCCCCAATAAGGACAGTAAGACCAACACCTACTCCGACAAGACCCTTGGACATCTCGCCCCAGCTCATGGTGGCGAATGTCTTGACCGCTAGAGCCAGGAGAAGCAATCCTACGCCAATTGCAGCAATGCCAGCGCCCGCCCTTACCATTCCAGCCGAGTTTGCCGATAGTGGAATGACTGCTACAGAGATGATACCAAGAAGAACACCAACACCAGTAAGACCCTTTAGCAACTGACCCCAGTCAAGTTGAGCAAGGATAACTACCGCTGCCGTAAGGATGACGATAGCTCCAGCCAGCAGAATCAAACCTGCAGAGACGATAGGAAGTTTGATAAAGCCTGTTGACGTTGAGATCTTGTCGATGATTGCCATGGCGCCGAGAAGCTCACCAAATGCAACAGTCATTGCACCTAGAGCACCACTCAACTTTTCTGGATCAGCCAACGAAAGCGCAACTACTGACGCGGCCAAGAGCGCAACCGCAATAGCGATGTTCATCAGCGCTTTCGACTTGATCTCAGCGGTCATAGCCTTCAGCGATCCAGTAAGAGCATTGAACGGAGAGGTAAGATTCGAAAGAAGTCCACCACCCGCTCCCTTAAACCCGAGCTGCTGCAAGAGACTTCCGCTACCAAGGAACTTCTTGAACATGATGACAAGACCACCAAGAAGTCCCGTTCGAATAACTGCAAGGATGGCCTCGAAGTTGATGTTCTCGAATGCCTTCTGAATGGCTGGTCCAATCGCTTGACCCAATTGAGACAGCGCATCGAGGATACTGTTAATAAGTCGATCGGAATGTGAGAACGCCTCGAGCATATTGCCGAAAGCGGTCCCAATTGCACCAAATACCCCGGCAAGTCCACTTCCTTTTCCACCAACTCCCCCGGGGGAAATCGAGTCAAAGAATGCTGAGATAGCATCCTTCAATCTTTCTATCATTTTGACGGGCGCAACAAGAATGTCGCCAAGCCCGTTGAAGAAGTTACCGAGTCCATCGCCCTTCTTCAAAGCTTCGTCTACCTTGACAAGGAAATCACCAATGCTACCGGTGATACCAAGAAAACTTCCGGTACCACCAGCAATCGCACCAATGACTCGCTTGAATACATCAAAGATGCCACCAAGGATCTGCTTACCAATATCTAGCACAGCAAACAGACCTCTGAACGTTCGCCTCAAATCCTCGATAGTCTGAGGACTTGGTTTAAGTGTCTTGGTGAACGCGAGGAATTTCTTTGTCAGATCGGCAAGATCTTTTCCTGTTGTCGCCGGGAAGATGTCGTGGAAGGCATCTCGGATAGGTGCAAGTACCTGGCCTAGTGCTTTAAAGACGTTTCCGATGGCCGCGATCAAAGCCGTCCGGCCGCCTAGGGCCTTCCAGTCCTTTAGTACATTATTTCGGGCTTTGGAGTTGGCGCTGATGAATCCGTTAATCGAATTTGAGATTCCGGTGAATAGGCCTTTGGCTTCCGTGAAATCACCAAAGATGATCTGCCAGGTGGCCGCCCAACCAGATCCGATACTTTCCTTCGTCGTATCTAGGAGCTGGCCAAGAGTCTTAACCTGAGTCGCAGCTTCCTGAGCAGTCTTCGCCGTCTGCTGTATCGCCTTGATCTGAGCATCGTTGAATCCCTGTGCTTTGAGCTCGGCATCTGACAAATCACCCGTAAACTGCTGAAGTGTATTCGTCAGAACCTTGGACGTGAGCCAGGATGCTCCGCCAGGACCACCTGTAGCACTGAGCGAGTTTCGGAAAGACTCACCATTGATGGAAACGTTCTTCATCGGGCCTACGAGATCAACGGCCCCTTGCTTCAGCGTTCCCATTCTCTCAGCTGTCGTTGCCAACGCTCGCTGGAATACCGTACCACCCATACCAGCATTGACAACCGAGTTCCAGTCCATCAAGGAAACTCGACCAGCAGAGATAGCCTGAGACAACTGGTACATTGCAGTCGAAGCCTGATCAGCGTTCGAACCAGAGAGTGCCGCCAAGTTGGCAATACCCTTGATTGCACCAGTCGCTGTATCTAGATCTACACCGGCAGCCGTGAAGGTACCGATGTTCCTTGCCATCTGGCTGAAGTTATAGATCGTCTTGTCTGAATAGATATTAAGGGTATTCAGAGCTTTGTTGACGTCTTTAAGTGTAGTGCCAGCGGCCTGGGTGTTGGCCATGATCGTCTGAACAGCGTTTAGGTTCGTCGTATACTCGTGAAATCCCTGAATAATCGGATCCAGAGTAAGCGATTTGACTAACGATGCTCCAGCAGTCACCGCTCGAGTAGCGATCTGTGACATCACACCAATAGCAACAAGCCTCAGTGCATCAAACTTTGGGATGAGAGAATCAAGAGCGCTTCCGATTTTGGAAAGGAGACCCGTCTGAACACCCGAGGCAGCCTTATCGATATCGGCCATTCCTTGGGTAGCGCCATCGAGCTTGAGCGATGCTTTGAGCCTATTAAGTGCATCGATACTTCGACTAACGCCCTGTTCGAACTTACTCGATTCGAAACTCATTGAGACAACTTTGTCATCAATGGTTGCCATTAAACTTGGGTCACCTCCCTCCATGCTTCGGCTGCTATCTGGTCAAATATAGGTCTAATTGCAGGCATGATGTAATCTCGGCCCTGAACGTATCCGCCAGTTCCGGTACCATGTCCGTATTGAATCAGGACAGCGATGTTCTCGCCCTCGTTTTCATTTCTATTGTGCCAACGAATGGAGTAATATCCTCGCCGCGACTCGATCGTGTAGTACCATGACTCCGAAGTCAGACCAGAATCTACTGGTGTGGCGTTGGCTAGGGCATTTACACCCAAAGATCCGTACTTATTTAGAACCGCGGACAAGTTGTCCCTTTGCAGATGTTCTAAATATCGTTCTGTGTTTTTGAAGTCTCCCGATTCGGTAAATGTAATCATGATTACCTAGACGTAAGACGAACAACAACGGTACCTGGAGTTCCTGCTTGGCCATAGTTATACGGTAGACTGTTCAAAGGAGAAGCCGTAGCACCGCCACCTCGTCCAGGCTTGACTGCATCGACTCCGGTTCCTGGATCTGGCTGAGCATCTTCCCCATCTCCTGAAACCAAGACATCATCTGGATTCCAAGAACCGTTACCTCCAGCGGTACCATCGAGATAGGAAGTAAGGACACCGTACTTTGCGATTCCTCCTGCTCCACCGCCACCGCCATGGCCAATATTGTCGATGATGGGACCGTCTTCTCCATCTGTGCTTAGAGTTCCTCCGATGGTTCCACATACTCCGCCTAGACCTCCACCTCCAGCTGCAGTAGTGTTACCTATTCCACCAGCACCACCATGAGCCTGAGATGTGCCCGTTATTGCGTTGGTCTGAGCTCTCTTTCCGCCCTTACCACCTGATGCTCGGCAAGTAGTACCATTGAACGATGAAGGTCCACCATCAGTACCATCAGTTGTAGCAGTACCAACAGCTACGGTGGTTCCAGCAGCTCCAGAAGCACCAACAACAATTGGACAGGAACTCGGTAGCGCAGACAACATTCCTTGGACTCGTTGGTATCCTCCGCCTCCACCTTCTCCGCCATAATTTCTAACGAGAGTTCCGGTGTTTGCAGTATCAACACCACCACCGTGTCCTCCACCTCCACCAATACAGATGACATCAAAGTGGCTATACCCTAGATCGATCCAGTCCTGAGGAATAAACGGAACTCCATCTTCGAGAACCTTGGTTACTGGATTTGCCCGTACGATACTTCCGGCAAGTTCAAGTCTCATCGGAAATCCTAAGTACGAGTGTCTAGTGCATTGATAGTTACATCAAAGTTTGCCACGTTAACCGCCGCACCAGTAGAATCGAGAACCTGTACTCTTACTGATCCAGCAGCAGGAGCTTCGAACTTATAATACTGCCGACCAGTTGCAAGTGGGCCTACGGAACCACTGATTACAAATATACGAGAATCGAAGTACATCGTATACTCACCAGTAGCTGTCCGAACCATATGCCACGGTGTTCCATCAGACCAGACGCCATTACCAGCAGTAACATCGGTAACAGGATTCATGGTTGTCAGGACAGTTGTACGCTGAATATCTTTTTGTCGAGTCCTCATGCCATTACCTTCAGACTAACCTTGTCCTCGATGTTCAATGTATCGAAATTGACAAGAAGCATGTCATCGGCCATTCCCTGGACATGATCTCCTGCATTCTTAGGGGAAGGAAGATGGTCATACAGACTCTTAATGTAAAGCTTATTAATATCGGTCATCATCAATGCAGCATCAGTGACGAATATCGTATCGATCTCACCGTAGAAGTTACTTGCGCTCGCAAGAGAAGAACCGACAACGAACTTGCCTGCTCCGCCAAGAACAATAGAGCTCAAGGCTGTCGAAGAAGCAACAAGACGTCCATCTACATAAAACTTGCGCTTCAACCCGTCAACTGGAGAATTCTCCTCGACAACTACGACAAAATGCCACAGTCCATCCGAGATGAACGGACCGGTTACTGGAGTGCCTGCACCTTGTGCGAAGGTGATGTTACCCGCCGAAATATATAAACGAGTATCATTGGTGCCGTTGGTCGTTCCCCAAGTAATAAGATACATCGCCGAAGCGGTTCCGTTCGAACACTTGACCCAGCAACCATAAGAAACTGTTGCTGTCCCAGCAGGAAGACCCGCATCCGTAGCTGTCAATCTCTGAGGTGAGGCGAGATTGAGCGCATTTTCCTTAGTGCCATCAACTCCAGCAACAGGAACGGGAACATTGACTGGGGCAAGTGATGCTCCAGCATTGGACCCATCGTTACCGAATGATCCAGCAGAGAAATTGTACAGACGAAGCGGTGTGGTAGGAAAATCAGCGGGAAGCAATGATGCACCCTTAGACCCACGAACCACAGTCAGAGAAACTCCCGAAGGAATAGCTGCAAGTGTATGAGGAACTTTTGCACAATACAGATTAAAGATGTTGTCCGCTGAGAGAATCTCAGGCGTCACAAACACCTCATCAATTCGTCCGAAATGCGGCTCAGCAGGCGCTGTACTCAAATCAGCATTGAATCCGCCAATATTGAAAGGCTCGTTAGAGGCAAATATAAGTTCTGCAGCACTCGAACCACGCAATGCGCTTGCTTCCAGAACACCATCCACATAAAGACTTTGAAGAATGCCATCGAAAATGCCGACGACGAAATGCCAGCGATCATCGCAAATTTTCGAGAGCCCGTTAATCTCATTCAGAGCAGTACCAGAAGAGCTGACTCCGAAACTTGCCACGTTCGTGTCTCGGATTCTCAGCACATAGCCAATCTGACTCCCTGGGCCACGTTTTGAGATAATGTTCTGAAATACACCCTGTTTTGCCGTCCGAACCCAAGCTGCAAACGTTCCTACTCTAAGTCGAAATGGATCGGCTGCTCCTGAATCGACAATATACAGAGCGTTTGATCCATTGAATTGTGCAGCACTGACGTCCGTACCATCGATACCCCGAATGAAGGTAACTGATCCTCTATCGGTAAGTGTATGACTGTTACCGCTTGCATCTGTCAGAACATTTGAGAAATTCCACAGAGCTTCTGGTGCTGATAGGCCAATATTCGTGAAATCACTTAGCGTCAGCACTCGACCTGCACGAATATTACCTGGCATACCAATATCGAGAATAGCCTTCTGAATAACAACATCAAGATCCGATCCAAGAGGTCCTTGAGGACCAGGCGGACCAATTACACTACCTGCATCAATAGTCGACCCATCATGCTTTGTAAGAATCAAGTCGCCATCGATAATATCACCGTCAACAACCGACGCAGCTTCGATCTCAAGCATACGTTCGGCGGTAAGACCAGTAACGGTAGCCATTTCACCTCCTAGCCAGGACTCGTAGATGAGATTGTGTACGTGTCTGCATCCAAATATGTCGCGTCTGCGTTATCAATCTGGAAGGTAGTCTCGTCAAGCATCGTAATGTAGTTGTCAGCTGCATCGATAGCCGTCCAAGTACCATCTCCGTGGTCCACAATGATGAACTCTTGAAGATAACCGAAATATCCAGCAATTTCAGCCATCGAAGGGAGACGTGGATCACGCGTTTCGGTTCCATACAGCTGTTCTTCCAAAACCTGCATGACTTCAGGAGGTGTTTGTGTTGAATCGATGGAAATATGAACAGTCGGTCTAAAACCTACAAGTTTCGTTGGGGTACCACTTAGAGCCCAGGCGAATTCCGTCGGCTGGATTCCAGAATCTTCGAGAGTATCGAACGAAATAGCATCAGGATTGGCAATGACATTATAGAGAATATGAATCTTATAGCCAAAATCCTGTGATAGATCGTTACCGATCTTCGTTCTGTATACTAGATTAAAGCTGCTGGCTGGCTGATCGTAAATATCAAGACCAGGAGAGATGCTAGAGAGCCCATTTATCTCATCGAACTCTTCGGGATACGTAAGTGCCTTGATTTTTCCTTCGAAATCACCCGGAACAAAGTTCTCGAGAAACTTCACACCTTCGAGATAGTATGATTTTACTTCAGAAGTTGAATCTTCTTCTACTGAAGTAAGCCCATTCCAAGCAACCGCCGTTCCATCGTTGAGATAGAGAACTCCTCGATCAATACCTGTCTGATAATGCCGTTCGCCAATTTCATCCCAAGCAAGAGCTGTCATTGTCACCCCCTTTCTAACCTGAAGTACCCAATTGCGCTCTACGTTGAGCGTTGAGTTCTCGATTCCGAGCTGCAATCTCCGATCGACT